AATCATCAGACTTCATAATTTCTCTACATTGCATTTCGACTTCTAATTCCATTTCTGGAGGTGCTGGCTCAATATCTATGTTGAGAAACTTAGTAATTTTCATCTTATGGAAAAAGTTGTTTTTCTAATATTTCAACCGCTTTATCATCCAAAGTATTGGTAGTTTGCTTTGCGATTGATTTAAGTAAATCAACTACTAACCTTTTAACAGCAGTTGTTGTTAAAAAGGTCATTAAAATTGGTTTTAGAATCTTATACATGAAATAAATATGTGTTACTTCCCAAACATAGCTAAAATGCTAGTATTGGACAAGAATCTTAACTTTCATGGAAGATCAAGAACCAAGCAAAGTTGAAACCATTGTCAAAGTTTGTGTACTTCTTTGGTCAGCAACGCTACTATCTCTTTCATACTACGAACCGCCATCTGGCAAAAAAATAGTAGATTTTGACCCGACATTCATCGCAAGTATTTTTTCAGCCAGTACTGCATCACTAGGATTTTCGATAAAAAAGAAAAAAGATACTATAGTAGATAATAAAAACAACAAAGTAGGTATCAAATGAAAAAACTATTTGCTTTACTTTTATTTTTACCATCGGCTGCCTTTGCTGATATAAAACAGGAGTTTGTTACTTCAGCACAAATAACAGTTGATATGCCATACGTTGTTACTAATAAGGTAGGAACTACATATAGTCTTAGCGGAAATAATATTACACCATCTGTAACTGTAGGAGATACCACAACATCAGGAAAGATAGGTGGGATAAATGTTGGATCGTTAACTAATGGTGTTCCAGCGATGATTCAAACCGATACTACAGTGACAACATCGGGGTCTGCCTTCAGCAAAACAGAATCGGTAATAATGGGAGATGCTACACCATCTGCCGTAACTCCTAGTTCGGGGATTGCAGCATTACCAGTATTAGGTGGTCAGACTACTATTGGATCAGGCGGTACTGCTGGATCGCTTGCTTTAACGTCATTGAGTTCTGGTATTCATACCTGTACCGCAGGTGGATCGGGTACGTCTTGCATAGGATCTACTAAAGTCACTATTACGATTGACTAGACTTTGGTTATTACTTTTACTATTATGTCCAATAAGAACACTTGCTGTTCCTGTTGTACCACAATTTCGTAGCGGAACATCTCAAACGAGTTCGACTTCCGAATCAGTAATAAATGAAACTATCACAAGTCATCAATATCGGACAGGATATTCCTATTCTGCATCAGGACATAATATTGAGTCATCGGATCTCAATGGATATATCAACCCTACAGCTACAAAACTTACAGAACAGACAATTGGAGGAGTAAATTTTAGTTGGACTTCACCAAACTTAGATGCTGTACCAAGATGGAAGATAACAAATGGTGGAGCAGCCTTTTCTCTGCAAGAAACATTAATCACACCAGGATTAGACACAGTAACCACAATAACAAGAACAATAACTTCAAGCACAACAACAGAAACTACAACTACCTTTGGGCAATAGCTTTACTTTTTTGTCCTTCAAAAGTTTTAGCTAATACAACAGTTGCAAGTCCTAGCTCGAATGCTCAAGGTGTTGTAAATAATAACGCAACAATGATAACTCCATCAGCTATGCCTTCTTTCAAAATGAGTCAGGGTATTGTCTGTGCATCTCCTAGTCTTACAATTACTCCGTATGTAACAGATGCTTGGTCATTTAATAGACCAATAGAACAGGTCACTAGGCAAAACATATATGACGAAAATACTGGAGAGATAAAATATGTTCAAGAAACTCCTAGATTTGAAAAAGATAATTACAATTTGAACTATGGTATCTCCGCTCAGATAAATATTCCACTAGGAAAATCTCCTGCTCTTTGCCATGAAGCGACTCAAGTAAATATTGAAGCTCAAAAATTATTAATTAAGAAAACTAAAATGGAAATCAGTTTATATCGTTTGGAGCAATGTGCAAAACAGGCAAAGCTCGGAGTAACTTTCAAACCTAATACTCCTAGTGCTGTTACCTGTGAAGATATTGTTGTTACTATCCCACCAAATCAAGTTATTCCACATACTCATAAGTTGAAGTAGACAACCCACGGGCTTAAGTTGTCCACCAAAATAATTATAAAGTAGATAGACCCCTTCCAAGTAACCTATCTACTTTAGGCTAAATCTCACAGCCAAATTCATTATATCAAATATTTGCATTTTGTAACACAACTAATTTAAACTTTCACTCCGTTAAGGAAACTTTTATTATGGCACTTAATAGCTACAAAGTCACAGTTCATGGAACTGCTGGACTTCTCTGTTCAAACGTACAAAACTCTGATCCATTAGGTGAAGGAGCAAAACAAAAAGCATTTTTCTCTAGTAAGAAAAAGAAAAACGATGAAGATCATCTTTGCCTTCGTGCATTAGATTGGGTTTTTTCTGGATATTGGAAAAAAGAAGGTAAAGTTAAAGTTAACGAAACTAAAAACTCTATCGAATTTGATGGATTTTCTGATCCATATATGCCAGGTGCTAATTTCTTGCGTTGTCTTAGAAACGCTGCTACCAAATGGAAATTAGGTAAAGACGTTCTTCGTTCTGTTGTTGTTACTAATGATCCATTAATCGAATACGAGGGATCAAAAAATGCTCTGGAAATGTACACAAAAGACCAAAGCTACTTCTCTAATACAGCATTTACATCACGAGGTGTTTGGGTTCAAAGATTACTATTTCCAGATTGGAAATGCACTTTTGAACTTATGGTTGATGATGAGATATTAAGTGTATCTCAGCTAAATAGAATCATTGCTATGGCTGGTAAAGCTGAAGGATTAGGTACATGGAGACCAAGATTTGGTAGATTCTCCGCATCTGAACTTGTAGAGGTAGCAGACTAATGATAGATAATCCAAGAATAAGAGGTATCGATTGGCAAGGTCTCCAAAAAGGAGATCTTGTACCCCATCATCAAGTCAAAGAGTTTTTCTATAGCCTTTATCCAGACAAAGAATGGGATGATTTTAGTATGGTTAAAGTTATTGAAAGACTAATGAAATTGCGTGAAGCAATCAATAGACCTTTAATTATTAAAGAGGTCTATAAAGATCAATCTTTACGAGTTCTTACTGATAAAGAGAGTGTAGATTATTCTGCACAACAAGCTAATGCTGGTATTAAGAAGCATCGTAGGCATACTCGTAGATTGTTTACTCACATCAACAAAGACAATCTAGATCCAGCGAAACAACGTGAGTTGGAGACTAAACAAATTCATCATGCGTTCATAGCTTCTGCTGCTGATGGTGCTAGAAAAGAATCATTGCAGCTACAAAGAAAAGGAGAAAGATTACCTAAGTCTTTGATCGAAAAGTCAGACTTTAAAAAATCTTCTTAGCCATTCCATGTGATTCCTGTCTCATCACGTCAGCGTAACTCCAATTCGCTCTTTTCGGCTCAAATGAATTCATTGTGCTTCATTATGCTTCGCATCGGCTCATTTCTCTTCAAATCTATCGTTGTAGGTATAACGTTAAACCTCCCTTAACATCTCTATGACTTAACAGGTTTGCGAGATGATTGCCTCAAATCCCCTCTCCTCGAATTAATTTAATTCTGTGTAGATCTTTGTTGTGCGATGATGCTCAAATTGATGTGACTTTGTGCAGTTCGCCTCGCCTCATGTCAAACGTTGTAAGTGCTACGATAAACTTTCCTCAACATCCTTCTGGGTTAATAGCCTTGAAAGATGATAATCGAATCTATTCGCTTTGTTTTGGCTCATAGTGGTGCGACTTCGTTTGATTCCAATTGATTTGCTGCCACTCGCTACATTCCTTTTCGACTTATGTCAATTCAATCGTTGTAGGTTTACGATAAAAACCTTCTTTAACATCTTTACGACTTAATAGGTCTGCAAGATGATTAGTCCGACTCCCCTCGATTTGCCTCTATATAGTGCATCTTGAAGCAATTCTATTCTTCACTTTGACAGTTCCGTATGCCTCCGTGTCTCGCCCCTCATTTCCCTGCCCCTCAAAACTATCGTTGTCAGTTTACGATTAAAACTGTCCTTAACACTTCTATGACTTAATAGGTTTGCGAAGTGAAACTTCAACTTATTGTTTCTCGTTGTCATTCAACTCAGAGTCATTTCTAGCTTCGCAATTTAGACGCTCTTTTTTAGTTCTATGAAAAACGATGTCATGCATATCAGGTTGACGCATCCTCACGCACATCAGCACCATTCCCCACAATTTACTTCAATTTGACTCATCTCAAATCAATCGCTTGCCAGTTCCACGATTAAGAACTGGTATTTTTCTTTTTCTTTGTAATCTTATTTATAAGTTGTTTTATAGCAGGTCTGATGACATTAAGTAATAGTGGAGTAGAGGCAGCGACAGTAGCAATAATAGCTGTATTAACAACAGCACTAGCAGTTGGGATGTATTGATCGATAAACGGAACGTCTTCATAGATAGCAATACATTCAATACCATCTTCTCCCCTCTTATAACCTTTAACTCTCTCTGTACGCAACTCTGATGTAAACTCCCCGACCCTTCTGTCATTTTTACCAGGGCAATCAGGAATAATTATCTCTTCTTCTTTTTTTTCTGGAATCGTAGTATCTGGTGTCTGTGTTTCTGGTAAAGGTGGTGTTTCGTTATTAACAGGTGCTTCTTCTGTAATGACAAGATTCTCAGGTGTATAGTCAAGAGGTACAAAACTAGGAAACGGAAAATCACACGTTGTATATACTCCATTCGGATCTTCCAACAGTAAATTACGATTACCAGTATTTTTTATATCACGATGTTGATAAGTACAACCAGGAACATCAATCTCAGGTGGCTGTGTAATAGTTATATAGTGTGGGCTGTATATTTCTGGAACATCTGGAACGTATATCTCAGGAATACTTATATCAGGTATTTCCATCTTCTACATTTCCTATAGAAATAGACCAACCATCTTCCCCAAAAGTACCTTTTTCTACAATTTTTGGTTTTTTTACTTTTTTATCTAATTCTTCGTGATATTTTTTTATATCATTATCTAGTTCTAAATTAAATTTTGTCATACGCATCCAATGTATTAACTTGTCTATGTAATATTTCACTAACTTTTTTATAAATCCAAAGATCATTAGTCGTAAGCATCTCTTGGTAAAAATACTTCTACAAAAGAATTGCATTTAGGACAAGAAAGATTAGTAACCATACTGTATTCTCCAGATCTTAATGGATAATCTTCTCCATCTAAACTATGATCTCCACCCCAAATTAATTCTGTTTTACAATGCCAGCAGTTCATATTTGTGTTTCATTCATTGTTGGTGGTATTGGCAAAGATGGACCAGTAAGATCAGGTAATCCTTTTTCTAATACTTTAGGCATCATTCCTTGAACATTTCCAAGAATTTCGTTCATAACTTGAGACTTGAAGTTTTCGGAAGTTACATACTTGTAACCTAAATATGCTCCACCACTCATAGAAGCTACCATAAGAAAAGAAACAATGCTAAGAATATTAGCAATTTTTTGAAACATGATAAAATTTGCAGTTATCAAAGCTATGTCTGTGATGAGCATAGCAGTATTACTACTAATTATAGGTCTATCTCCTCTCTACGTCACGATGGGCTTAATGACAAGACAAATGCAAGAATCTAAACGTTAGGATCTTCTGGATATTGTGTCATGTTTGGAGTAAAGACTCCATCTTTTTCTGTTGAACCATAAAGAGTAACTAAAGCTGCTGTATCTGTACAGTTATCAATTTCTGTTTCTCTAGTTAGACAAGCAGTTCTAACGGCAGTTCTGTAAGTTTTTATTGTTGTAGGTATTGCTTTTGATGTCTCTGCTTTTCTAATAACGTACCAATCATATTTTGCCAATAAAGAATTAGCAATATTTTTTTCTTGTGCTTTTAATACTGATTTAACACCAAGATATGTATATTCAACACCATCTTTTGTTTCAGTTGTATCTGTAAGTGATTTTGTAGATCCATCACCATTATAAAAACGTGAATCATACGTTGGTGCGTCAGCAACCTCAGTAATACCAAGATCTTTTTTCTCTTGTGCAGTAGATAGTCTTAACCAGTTGGCAGGGTAATGTACATCTCCATAAGTAAAGGGTACATCAACTGCTAGAGGTTTTCCGTCTAATAAAAAAGCCATATCTATATACTACCTTGCCCTTGCATTTTTGAAAGGAGATTCTGCAAATGCTAAATAAATATATGTTGATCCATTGCCATTTGCATTACTATAATTTACTCTATGTTTTATTCCATTAGATAAAAAATCAAGCCAATCTATTGATGTAACAGCAGCAGCAGAAGTATTAGCTTCAATCACATCTTCAATTACATTATCTGGATCTCTTTTATTATCAAACATTTGCCAACCATCTGTAGAATTTGTTCTTTTTATCATTACCCAAGCTGGTCTAAATCCTAAGAAAACAAACGTGCCATTAGCATTTCCGTTGCCTGTATATGACCCAAACTTGCTATAACCTTCAACACTAGAAAAAGCATAAAAAACTATATTACCAGTATTTACTAATCCCGCTCCGTGTGTAAAAACACTTGAGGTTGGTGCTGGATTCCATACAGCACTATTACCTGTGGTTGCTTGCGAATTTTCATTTAAAAAAATCCAGCCATCTTGACCAATTCCTACGTGATAACTATACCAATTTGCAACAACATTTCTTGACTTTATAAAAATAGCTTCTGGTGCAACACCTAAACCATGCCCTACTGTTGCTGCACCACTACTTTGAGCAGTAAATAAACCCATACTAAACCCTGCTGTTGGATTTGCTTTAACTGTGGCTTGTATTGACCCATCAAAATTACTTGACCCAAGAGTTGAGTTTGTATTAGCTTGACCTCCCATTCCAGCGTGTACAGAGCATTGATAGAAAAGCGTAGGAGCAGAAGCAGCTACAACAATTTGTGTATAAGCACCGCTTGAACCAGGAGTACCAGCAGTAGTAACACCTGTTGTATATTCTCCACCTGTTTTATCTGCTGCTGTGTAAAACCTTAAGGGGTGTCCAGCATTGGAACTGTCAGATTGATCGAAGACATAAGTACCACCTTCTGCAAGGTCAAGAGTTACAGCAGACGTTCCAAAACCATCAAATCTATACTTATTCCCAGAATCAGAAACAACTGTAACTGTATAAGTTTTGCCATCTGTATCGCCAGCGTTCCAAGCCCAAGCAACATAATTTTGTCCATTTGTATTTTGTTGATCACTCGCATCTGCAGAGGTGGTAAAACCATTACTGTCAAAACTATCTAAAGGATAATTTGAATCTTCTGCAGCAGCTACATTTACAAACAAAACCCCTGCAGGTATTCCCCTAACAGCGTCATGTGCTTGATGATAGTCGGTATTCGTTCTACTTTTTAACCAAACCCAATCAGGTTGGAAATCTAATCCAGTAATTGCACGACTTGCTGCTCCATTACCTGCATAAAGCAAAGTATTAAAATGTTTATTAGGTAGCAGTATTGTTGGATCGGGTAAGTTCTGTGAACATAATGATTTATAGCCTGTAGGAAGATAACTAAATGGTCTTTGACCAAAATTAACCGAGCCTGTTATACCAAAACTACCGCCTTGACTTCTGTTGACTACAAATACTAAGTCAGAGATATCACTTGCTCCACTTAAATTAACAGCAGTAGTAATATTTGAACCATTTTTTGTAAATTGAATTGTTCCAGCATCTCTATCTACTTTTACACCGATAATATCATTATTACCATAACCTGATGTAAGATTCTCGCTGTAGCTATTATCAATTCTTAATTGTGGTGTTGCAGAATAACTAGAGTTGTCGCTTGTGAACTGTATAATATTAATACCATTTAACTGAACGCTATTGGCTGTCGCAGGGTTTCTTATGCCAACTGACGAAAGAAGTGCTCCTGATGAAAAAACATATTCTGCGTACCATTTACCTGTTTTTGGAATTAAAAATGAACTCCACGCTTGTTGTTGACTATTAGCACCAAGATTAAAGTCTAGTGTTCCATTTGTGATTGAGGATGGATATTCAGTTGAATAAGCTGCTTGAGAGTTTATTATACAGAAATTATTTGTAGGACTATCTATTACAGAATCATTACCAATACCAGCACTTACAGAAAAATTATATGGTGTAAAATTATTGCCATTACCACTTGAATCTTTGCCTAATGTAGTTGCAGTAGTTCCAGAATTGTCTTTAAATAACAAGTGAGCACCACTTGTTCCAAAACTTCCTATATATTTTTTAGGAATTAATTGTCCTGTCAATACATTTGTTTCTGTAAAAGATGATGGTGTCAAAGCTGAGTTATCTATCAAATAAAAATCTGCAATGTAACCATTAAAAGGATAATAATTGCCATATTGAACACCTAACCTCAAACCATCTGCTGAAGTATCTAAAGATCGTAAAGTACCTGTATCTATAGATTCATTATTAATGTAAAGAGTATAACTATTACTATTAACACTCATCGTAAAGTGATACCAAGCACTTGGATCTCTGTAAACTCTTGTTGAAGTAAATTGATAACCACCATTGTTATAAACATAAAACTGATCATTATTAGTTATTCCCATCATTGCTGAATTAGCATCATTAGATTGCCCTAATGAAAATAAAACATTAAATTCATTTCTCTGAACACCAGAATATTTAAACCACATTGAAATAGTATATGAAGAACTTGTTGA